TAATCAAACATATACATCACGAGATCGTCTACCGTGATCCCCAACTGGTAGGCCATGATCCGCCGATTCTCTTCAAGGTCATTTGAAATCGAGGTCATAAACGCTAAGTCGCTGATATTATTATAATTAGCCCACTGCCCGACGATAATATCGCGAAAATTCACTGCGATCGTTTCGGGCGAATTGATGGTGCCTTCCAGTTGCTGCTGCGTATCCGCAGGTAACGGCACGGCCATGAAATTCCTGAAAGTCTGGCCAGACTTTTCCGGAAGATCCATGTGGGTAACCATGAGTAACTTGTTCAAAAACATATAGAGCCATTGCATAAAAACCCTATTGTAATGAACAGTTAAGCGCGCTTGAGGCATGTTAGCACTAGTCTGCGCGGCGGGGCTAGGACCGTCGCAAAGGGTTACTGTGGTAACCGATTGCGCGGCCATGCGCAGAGCCAGGGAGCCCGTAACCGCAATCGCTCCCCCAACTGCGCCGATCAACTGCAGGATGGGCAGGAACAGATTGCGCACGAGCCAGAGGGACAACCTGACTTGAGATTTGCCGGTCATGGGAAGGCGTCTCCTTGCCCTAAGCGGTCGCTTGGGCGGATGAGCCGAAGTAAAATTCGCAGGCCTCCGCGTAGTCCGGATCGTTGGTTTCAATCAATCGCCGGGACTTCGAAAGCGGCATGGTGCGAATTTGTTCCTCGGTGTATTTCGGGGTTCGCGCAGGCATTTGCGATCGGAACGTTGTGGAACGTGCGCCGGTCGAAAAGCGCGGCCGTTGGGGCGGCCTCTCGCGCTGAACCCGATTCTCATCGGGAAACGTTGAGGGTTGCGATGCGTTGGTGGGAAGGCTTTCGAACAGATCTCCACGCTGGTGAAGCTGCTGGAAAGCCGCTGAAAGATGTTCTGCTGTGACGTGCGCGAGGCTCCCCGCGAGATTGACGGCTTCCTGCGCGATCAGACGGCGGTTGCCGGGGTGGGCAACAAAGTCGGGGTGATCCTGCTCCCACTGGTGGGCGATCTGTCCGAAGTTTTGCAGGATCAGGCGATCGGGGTTGATCCCTGTCTCACTCTCGAAAAGAGTGGCCACGGCCTCGCCTGCCTTGGCGGGATTGCTTAAATCGGCCGTGGCCTGCATAACCTCATCCGGCCCGATCCGCCTGGGAAGGGTAGGCGGCGCAGGTGTCTGACCGGGTGGGGTCGAACGTCGCGCGATCGCGATCTGAGCATTGGCGTTTTGCATCGCCAATTTCTCTAAAACTTCTTCCTGCGTCTTGCCATAAGTGGGGATCGGATGGCTGCCATCTTCCAGATCCGTGATAAAACACAGCGTTCCCGCTTCAACCGGTTGGCCATTCGGCCGGGTGTCTGACCAGTAAGCCTTCATTGTCCCCGCTCTTCCTTTTCCTGCTCCGCGATCGCCCCCTGGATCATGCCCTGTATTTCCACGGTGGCGCGCCGGAAAGCTACGATGTAGGCCCACTGTTGGGAAACCTCTGCAGCTCTCCCCAGGGGGTCATTTTCGCTGTCCATTGTCGCGGTTTGGATTTTGGCGCGCAGGCTCTTTCGCATCAGCCTAAGCAGGGTAGTAACTGCCCCCGCCTGGGCGGCCTCGCGCAGCGACAGCCGTTCTTCCTTGGAAAGCGGCCGGTCGTCGTCGCTCATGGGGAGCTGGCGGGGTGCTAGATTCTCAAAGATCGCGGCCAGGGGGTTGGGCTGCGGCTCTTCCCCGCGCCGGATGGCGGCCAGCTCTTCGTTGAGGGGCGCGCCTGCCAGATACTTTTCGAAGTTGGTAGCCTCGGGCATTATTAACTCTTCTGGTTCGCTTTTTGGGGGTGTAAACCAGTGGTTTACATGGCGGCGCAGGGGGCTTTCGCCCCCTGTCCGCAGCATTCACACAACGGTTTTCCTAACTATTCGAATTCCCCTAACGAGCTGTTGACCTAAAGAGGCCTCACTTTCTTTGGGATTTGCTTGCGGTCGAACACCTTTCACTGCAGGTTCTCGGGTTGAACAACCCCCTGCTGCAACGTGGCCATGTCGCTGTTGCGCGTCAGCCGGGCTTCCGCCAGCTCAAGCGGCACGGCCCCTACTACGTGATCCATGGCTTTCTCGGTAATCGTGCGCGTTAGCTCCTGATCGCCCTTTAGCTTGGTGTCGGCCAGTTTGTTCTTGCCGCGCTGCTGCTCGATCTGCGATTGGGCCGCGACTTTCTGTAAATTCGGGTTCATTTTCTGCGCGAATTGCTGCTGTTCCGGAGTCAGCGGCACGAAAATATCTTCCCGCGCGGCTAGCTCACTCATGCGCAGGAACAGGGAAGCGATCGCGCCATAGTTCACGCGCATCCCGATCTGCTGCTGATACTGTTCGATGTTTGGTTGCGCCAGGATTTGCAAGAGGAACGGCACGAGTTGCGCGATCGCCGCCTTGGCGGCCAATTTCTTCCCGCACAAGATTTTGATTTCGAACTGCGCATCTAAAAACTCTTTTGCATCGATCGTGTCGAGAATCTTTTCCCCGTATTTTTCGGAAAGTATGTCGCGGATTTCCTTGATCGGCATCACTTCCCGCACTCCGCGCCAAAGGAATTGAAGCCAGCGTTCCAAAACAAATTCGATCATCTGCACGGGATCTGCAATCGTCTCGTCGGCCTTGTCGGCCAAGCGTGACGCGCCGGTAGCCGTGCGCCCGATCGAGCTGCCAGGGCCGGGGAGCTGGCCTTGCATCATGGCGCGATCCGCGCCCACGAGCTGTTCGCCGCCTTGCATGGCCAGTTCGTAGATCTTCCACGCCTCGGGCGGAACCTCGGGAACCTCCATGAACTTGATCGCTTTGTTGAGATCGCCGGTCTTGCCGGTGTCGATCCCAAGCATGAGTCCCAGGCCAGCGATGATGTTCTGCGCGGGTGCGTTCTGGCTTGAGTTGTCGTACAGAATGGGCGCGTTCAAGGGAAACGCGATCATCTTCAGCACTTCGTTTAAGACGCCCTGGCTCATGCGCTGATCGCCTGCATTCAAGCGGCCGATCCCGTATCCATAGCCTGAGTTGTCGATGTTGTACCACGTGGCCGAATACCCCGCCGCGTGTTCTCCCAGGCCATGCTCTTCGTTGCGGATGGTGAGCTTGCGGCCGTCATAGCAAAGCAGCTCGATCACCCGCTGCTCACTCCACCACGCGATTTTGAGCAGCGGCTTGGTGAAAGGATTTCCACTAACCTGCGCCTGCTCCCCCACGGCATGGAACACCACGGAGCTGTTGGCGTTCATCTGCTGGCCAAGCTGCGTTCCTGGCTCCGCGTCGCCGCGCGGATTGTTAAGGAAAAACTTGATCAGGTTCGCGTCATCGGGAATGGTGGGAACAAGTTTTCCGTCTTTGTCTTCCGTGTGGTAACAATCCAATTCGCGCATCTGCCGCAGCTCGGGAAAATCCACATAGTCAATATCGATGCGTGGCCAACCGCTGAGATCCGGCCTGCCAGGGTGTCTCCACTTCTCGCAGTACAGCGTCGTCCCCAGGCGTCGGTATTCGAAGTAGGGCCAGCTCTCGGTGCGCGTCTCGGTGACCGTTTCCCATTCGTCGCTCTTGAGCGTGTGGATCTTTTTCGTTCCTCCGCTCGGCAACTTGATTTCATCGGGCGGGGTTTTCGGCCTGCGGCTTTTGCGGATCACGTCTTTCTCTTCCCAACCGGGGATCGCGATCGCGGTTCCTTGCAACGCTTGACACTCAATAAACAGACGCATCTGATACTCAAGGCCTGCGCGCTCACTGAGGATCAGGAAAAGCTCTGTCCATGCGTTTAGATATTCCTCGGCGTCGGCCATCCCGGCCAGCTTGCCGCGCGGGTCTAAGAGAAACCATTTGTCATCTCCAAACACAGCGCGTCGCGTCTGCGATGACATAGTGTTTCTATTTTTGGCCACATTAAAACGTGAAATGCGCGCCGGGCGATTGGCGGCCGTGCGCCAGTCTCGATCGTAGTTAGGGCTTTGGTAGAGGTAATCGATGTATTGGAACTCAAGCAACCATGAACTGCTGTCGATCCAGCTCATGGCTTTCTGATAGTCGTCCCAGGCGATCGAAGCTGCGGCGTCGTCATCAAACTTGGCTTCCTTGGCAACGCTGTCCTCTACCGTCACCTGTTCTTTGCGAATCGGGAACGATGTGTATTGCCCCAGGGGCATCCCGTCGAGCGCGGGTTTTTTCGCCAATTCAAGAGTGTCGGCCATTTGTCGCTCTCGCTTTGTCAAGCGGAAAAATTTTCTGTTCGTCTAAAAGGGCTTGCACTCGCAAACCCGCGTCAACACTGGCGATTTCTAACTTTCCGGAAAACGCTCTTGAGACAATAAGACATGGACAAGCACGAGAAATACTCTCGCCTCTACGGATCGATCCATGATGTTAGCCTTCACACCAAACCCAGCACGATCAAGATTTCTGAATCGATGACTGGCCGATCTGAAACGTTTATCGTTGAAACCTGCAGACACGCAGACGATGGCGATTACATCTTTATCGAACACATCGCGGATGGCGAAGTCGAACGCATTGCCATCCCGCCCAAAGTGGTGCGCGTGATCGCCAGTCAAGGCGCGTCGTTGACCCGGCGCAGGCGCAGCGCGTCGAGCAAGTCGGCTATGCGCGCGCGCATGGAGTCGGGCGAGTGGACGGGGTTTAAGAAGATCACCCATCGAGCCCCCCTGGCAATGGCGGCCCCATCCGGTAATAAGCCGTCTTAGACATTGCGTTGAGCGTGATCGCCATCTGATTGCGCGCGATCTCATCGGCTTTGTTGAAGCCCTGTTGTTCCAGAAACTGGCTCAGCAGGGCGTCATCCCGCCGCTGGCGGATGTAGGCCAGCTCTTCCTCCTGCATGTTGGCGCGCATGAGTGAGATCGGAACGAGCCCGGCGAGCTTGGAGATCGCATGGGCGATCCCGTTCTCTTCGATCAGCCCGAAGTGGACGAATTGCTTGCGGCACTCGGCCGCGCGCCCCATGGCGGTCGAGAACAGGACACGGCCGCACTTGATCATGGGCTCTACCTGCTCGATCGCGGCGATGCGCGTGGGCTTGTGATCTTCAAACTCGATCCACTGCAGTCTGCAGCTTATGTTTCGCCGCAGAAACTCGTTGCGCAGGTTGGCCCATAGGTATTCGCAGCCGGGGACTTCGATCAGGATCACGCCATCCGCGCCGTGGATCTTGACTTGATGAGCGATCTTCTCTGCTTCGCCGCTGGCCGTGTACTGGCCCTGGTAGGCGTCGATCACATACACGCGGCCGTCGATCACGCGCGCCGTGGCTCCCTCGGAATATTTGGCCATCTCGCGTTCCCCGCCATAGCGTGGACGCCAGCAAATGTAAGTGTCGCCATCGCGCGGGATGCGCTTGGGCTCGATCTGCGCCGCGTTGTAGAAACGCTCTTCGAAGCGCACCACTGCGCCGCCTAGCGGATCGTTTTGCTGTTGACACTGAAAGCTCTCGTAATTGGCGTAAAACTTTTCCCGCAGTTCCGGATAGGAGAGATTGGCGAACTCCGGAAACTGCAGCTCCATTTCATCCTCGGCGGGAAACTCGCCCGGCAGCAGGCGCGCGCCATTCTTGAGCTTGAGCGAAGACCGTATAAGCACTTCCCAGGAGTCTGGATTCATCTGCGCGCGTTCGATGCACTTGCCGTACCAGTCGAATGGAAAGTAACGAGTGCCGCAGATGTTGATGAATCCTCCATCCCGCAAAAGATTTTCATTCTGATCGCAGACGTCGATCACTTTCTGTCTAACTTCCGCAGAGGCACTTATCCCGCTGTTGTTGGTGTCCTCCACGTCATCGGGCTCGATGATCATGGGGTGCCAACCTGACTGCGTGGAAAGGGGCGACGTGAACGAGAGCGAGTAATCGAGATCCCCTGGCCCGAAGTCGATCCGGTTGGGAGTGTTCCATGGAACCTCGGGCAACTTCTCCACGACCAGTTCCGGATACATCAGGTGCAGGAGCCTGGGGGGCGCGCCGCGTGGACGGTAGAAGAGCCTCGCAGTTGACGCGCTCGACGCGATCGCCAGGGGCTGCGTTGCGCTTTCGACTAGGATCGTGATCTCTTTCGGAAACGCGCAGAGCCATTGCGCGCGATCGACCCGCTTCGCGGAGGTTTTGAAACTGTGTCGCGGATCTAGGTGAAGTCGCTTGTGTTTCGGGTGCTGATCGCGCATTGGCAAGTTGGGATTTTTGGCAAAATATAAGCCGTTGAAGACGGGACCGTGCGCGCGCTGATTGAAGTCGCGGAAGCCCAACATCTCGGCGGCGAAAAAACCGTCTGTAATAAACCTGTGCCGCGTATCCTCTTGGTACGCGGCATCAGTTTGCAACCGATCTGAATCAACGATGTTCACGCTTCCTCGGGTGGGCCTGCTTCTTCGCCGCCTGCAGGCGGGGGCGCGCCGCCTGCGGTGGCCGGGGATGCGCCCGGTTGTTCACTCGCGTTGGGGCCGCCCATCTGGTTCTGGCCAAACATTTCCGTCACGTGCTGGCCTGCTTCCTCGGGGCTTGAGCTGGTGGCCATGGGGCCGCGCTCGGGCATGGCAAAATCTTCATCCGCGTGTTTCTTGTAAGTGTGGTGGTGGACGATCGAGCCGTCACGCGCCTGCGTTGATCGGATCTCATGCAAGTGGTGCTTGGGCTTTTTCGCGCCGCCCTTTTTCGGCTCTTCTTTCTTTTCTTTTTCTGCCATGGTTTTCACCCAACAGTGAAATTTCGAATCACGAGTGTTGTCGGCGTCGTCGCTGCGGCGAGGCTTGATGTAAGGCTGAGTACGAAGTTGGCCACGGGATTGTTGTTGTCATTCATCCCCGTTTGTGCGGTGATCGCGGTCTTTGCTTGCAGAGTGAAGTTCACCATCCCGTCAAAATAACCGTGCATTTTTCCGCTCACGGAGTCGTAGAGCAGATGCGCGTGGAGTTCGAAGGGACACGTGATGTTGTTCTGCGTCACGGCGGTGAAACTGGCCATCAGACTATTGGCGGCCACGGTGAGACTTTTTCCCGAATACAGCTTGAAAGTCATCGCACTGTTGGTTGTTGAGACTAGATAGCCTGAGATCACCAGATCGAAGGGAGACGCTTCGTTGCCTTGGTTGGGGGAGAGGGGGACAACGTAAGCCTGGGCAGAATTCTGCGGGTGGGGAACAACTGCCTCGGCCGCCGTGAGTAACACTAGGGTCGCAGGCATGAGAGGCGTGACCGCCGCCTGCTGATTGAAGGCAGCCTGATTCACAGCGAACTGGTTTACGGGGCCATTCGGCCGCGCCCAAAGTGACGGCATGGCTTTACCCCACGGTGAAATTTTTCACAACGAATGTGGCCGGGAGTGGGCCGGTCGATGCGCTGGACGTGCAACTGATCACGAAATTCGCCACGGGGTTGTTGAGATCGTTGATCCCGGTAAGGGTCGCGGAGATCGCGGCCTTGGTGATCAGGGTGTTGTTCAACAGGCCTTCGATGTAACCCTGCATCTTGCCGCTTACGCTGTCGTAGATCAGGTGCAGATGCACTTCCCAGGGACATTTGGCCGTGTTCACGGCCACTGCGGAGCTGGCCCCTAAGAGCGTGTCAGAGCCCACGGTGAGCGAGGTTCCGGAATAGATTTTGATGGTGATATTGGTCGTGTTGGTGGTGGTCACATAACCACTGGCCACGAGATCAAAAGGAACCTGTTCATTGCCTTGATTGGGGGAGAGGATGCAGACGTAGGCAATGGCTGAATTCTGCGGGTGAGCAACAACCGTTTCAGTCGTGCCGCCCAAGACTAGAGTCGCCGGGGGCATGGCCACGGGCGCGCCCTGGACATTCAAACCGGCTTGAGACGTTGGACTAGCCGCGATGGATTGGGGGCCGTTCGGCCGCTGCCACAAACTCATTGGAAACTCTCCCTCCGAAACAAAGCTGTTTCAGAGGGAGAGTCTAGGCAGCTTCGCGCTTGGACGGGAGAAG